AGCGGACAAAACAGGCATTCTATCAGATATGAGAATAGGATAATTATGCACGAACTCCAAGAATACGTTACGAAAGCAGAGTTCTGCAGACGACTGCGGATCACTCGAACTGCTTTATTCTATGCCGTAAAGTCGGGGCGAGTGGTCATTGAGGAATGGCATGGTCGGCCTCGTATAGAATTCTATCGGAACAAACATACATTCGTTAGCACGTCGCAGCATCCTGAAAGATATATGCCAGGACCACAATTCGGTATCGCTAATAATAGTAAGAAGGTTCGGCATAAGAAAGCAGACTCTGGATCATTACGAACTGTTAAGTCACCATCCTCGCATCCAATGGACGATGTACCGGATCCAGTGGATGAAGATGGAGATTTTCATCCTGCGATGAGTCGACTGGAAGCAGAATCGGTTAAACAGGTATATCTTGCAAAACAGGCAAAGCTGAAGTTCTTGAAAGATGCCGGTCTTTTGATAGAAGTAGAAACAGTGAAACGAGAATGGGAAGAAATCGCAACTCGTGTTCAAAAGACCATGCTATCTATACCTGATCGCGTCGCTGAGATTTTTGCAACGATCACCGATGCAGATAAAATCCATTCAGACTTGACGACCGAGATCCGTCACGCTCTGTCAAGTCTTCAGTATAGAATAAAGATTGAGGGTAAACATGATCGTATCGAAGAAATTGTTGAAGCAGAAGACGAAGTCGAAGAAGATATTGAAGCATAAGAAACGTAAGACCAGAGAGGATCGGCGAGTACAAAAATCGCCGCTCTATGGTGCTTTCGTTCGTGCTCTTGCACCACGACCGCCTCTGCTCATTGACGAATGGTCAGATCAGTACCGAATACTCCCAGAGATGTCTGCACACGAGGCAGGTCTTTGGAGAACGGATCGCTTTCCGTTCCTTCGGCGCATCATGCAACTATTGAGTCCGTCGCATCCCTGTCAGCAGATCGTTGTGATGAAGGGAGCGCAACTCGGGTTCACGGAATGTGCCGTAAATTATATGTTCTATACGATCGATTATTCGCCGGCTCCCATGTTGTATGTTCAAAAGACACTCGTTGACGTAGAGGTCTTTGTCAAGCAGAGGGTCGAGCCCTCGTTGGATGAGATGCCAGATTTGGCAACAAGAGTTGGAACACAAAGTCGCGGACGAAAGACCGGCGATACTGCAAAAGTAAAGACATTCCCAGGTGGGATGATACGTTTCGGCGGTGCGAACTCTGCCGCATCGTTGCGCTCTATGCCAATTGAACGATTACTCTTGGATGAAGAAGATAGTTACGAGCAGGATATTCAAGAGGAAGGGAGTCCATCAGAACTTGCCATTCGCCGAACAGCGAACTTTCCCAAGCGCAAGATTTACAGATTGTCAACTCCTACTATCAAAGAGACTTCTGTCATAGAGCCACTCTACGAGCAGGGAACGAAGGAGAGATACTACGTTCCGTGTCCTCATTGTGGCAATATGGATTACATACGATGGTCGAACATAAAATGGGAGAATGATGATCCGGCGACTGCCTGTCTGGTATGTGAGAAATGCGGAGTATTAATTGAAGAACGGCATAAGACGGCGATGCTCTTGCATGGGGAATGGCGAGCAGAGAACCCAGATGCAAAGTATCCATCCTTCCACATCTCTTCGCTTTACAGTCCGTACGGATTCTATAAGTGGAATCAAGCGGTGGATCTGTATCTTCGTGCAGTCCGTCAACATGATAATACTCTACTGAAGACTTTTGTCAATACGGTTCTCGGAGAAACCTGGAGTGAGTCCGGTCGTATTATTAAGGCAAGTATACTGGAAGAGAGAAAAGAGGATTATGGTGCAGACGTTCCAGAGGGAGTTCTGATTTTAACTGCCGCGACCGATGTTCAGAAAGATCGTTTGGAAACGGAGGTCATTGGATGGGGACGCGGAATGGAATCCTGGGGGATTGAATATGCCGTATTTCGTGGCGATACTGAGAAGCCAGACGTATGGATTCAACTCGACCAGTTCTTGAATCGCGGATGGAGAACAAAAGTAGGAAGCGTGATGCCGATCGCGATTACTGCAATCGACAGTGGATTCTTAACGAAAACGGTCTACGAGTTCTGCCGAATTCGGCAGCATCGTAACATTTTCCCAGTGAAGGGCGATGAAGGATGGGGACATGGATATATTGACAGACCGATGCGGATGAATAAGTACGGAGTCTGGCCGTTCCGCGCTTTCGTTGACGAAATAAAAAACAAGCTCTATTCATATTTTCAGATCAAAGAATCAGGACCAGGATTGTGTCATTGGCCGAAAAAGGATTGCTACGATAAGGCATATTTTAACCAATTGACAAGCGAGTTTCTTGATAGGAAATGGACAGCAGGACGGTATCGGCTGAAGTGGATCCTTCCTCAAGGCAGGAGAAACGAGGCTCTTGACGTTCGATGTCTTAACGTCGCGGCTCTGCATATATTGAATCCGCAGTTCGATTCATTGCAGATGCCCGAACAACAGATTGCAATTCAAAGACAAGGTCCTCGTCGTAGGAGACGAGTGATGTCTCGAGGAATATCTTAAACAAAAGGAGTTGACAGATGGCATCAGTAACAATTTCTCAGGCTCAAGAGATGTTGGCGAAGTACATCGAAGCAGAAAAAGCAGTCTTGCTGAACCAATCTTACACAATTGGGACGCGGACATACACTCGTGCAAATCTATCCGCCATTCGTGCCGGTCGTGCTGAATGGCAAAAAGTATACGACCAATTGTCTGGATCGGGCGGGATGCGCGTCCGCCGAGTGGTGTTCCGTGATGATTTTTGAGAACGACATACAATTGCCATACGATTGACATACTAAAAAAATACATTGCGCTCCTTTGTGCTTTATGGTATATTTAAGGTATAAAGGAGCGCCTTATGCCAGACACAATTCGACTGAATCTGATTGACAAGATACTTCGGTATGTCAATCCGCGCGCGACTCTTGAGAGGGTTCGCTATCGAGCTGCTCTTTCTGGTCTTGAGGATAATGGATTCATCACTTCCGGATCGCCAAAGCGATCCATGAGGTCATGGAATCCTGGCGCGAATACTCCGGATGAAGATATTCTACCGAAGCTTGAATCATTGCGAGCTTGCTCTCGCGATCTTTACATGAATACTCCTTTGGCGACAGGAGCGATTCGGCGTCTTAAAACGAATGCCATTGGATTCGGATTGCGCTTGCAATGCCGTATCGATCGTGAAATCTTGGGATTGTCAGATGATGCAGCAGAGGCCTGGGAACGTAGGACCGAACGAGAGTTCATGTCCTGGGCGAATTCACAAGAGTGCGATGCCGCAAGAACTCTGGCATTTCCTCATCTTACCGGACTCGCTTTCTTTTCTACAATTCTCAGCGGTGACTGTTTCACATTGACTCCACGTATTCCCAGACCGGGACAGGTATACGATCTTCGGATTCAAATTATCGAGGGCGATTTTGTTTGCAATCCGTACGTTCAGATGGATTCGAACAGAGTGAGCGGAGGAGTAGAGGTAGATGATTTCGGCGCTCCTGTTGCATACCATTTCCGTAGACCGCTTCTCGACGGACTGGCAGGTTCGATGCACGGGATGGATCGTTGGGTTCGCATTCCTGCTTATGGACCTACGACAGGACGTCGGCAGGTCTTTCATCTTTTTGATAAAGAACGTCCAGGTCAGCGTCGTGGTGTTCCTATGCTCGCTCCTGTGATTGAGGAGCTGAAGCAGATCACGCGTCTGTCAAAAGCGGAGATCCAAGCAGCGATTATCAATTCCTATTTTACTGTTTTTGTCAAGTCACAGAATCCTGTGGCGAATGTTCTTTCTCAAGGATTCATGCCTCCTGGAGTATTTCCTGCAGGATCGCCTGGAGTATCCGGTCTTAATAGTGCCGATGGTCGTGACGATGTTCTTTATGAAATGGGTTCTGGCAATGTTATTGAGATGGGAGAGGGAGAGGATATTTCCCTCGCGGATCCTCGCCGTCCTAATGCGAACTTCGAACCGTTCTTTTTGGCAATCGTCAAGCAGATTGGTTCTGCAATAGGAATGCCGTTCGAAGAGTTGATGCTCCACTTCAGTTCATCTTATTCTGCTTCAAGAGCCGCTCTTCAAGAAGCGTGGAAGTTCTACCGTGAACGTCGGCTCTGGGCTTCGACATATTTCTGTCAACCGATATACAAAGAGTGGTTGATAGAAGCTATTGTTAAAGGACGGATTTCCGCTCCTGGATTTTTCAGCGATCCACTTATTCAAGACGCCTGGACAAGTTCGGTATGGACTGGTCCTGGTCAAGGTCAGCTCGATCCGTTGAAAGAAACGAAAGCTTCTATCTTGAGAATCAAAAATCGTCTTGCGACTTACGAGGACGAATATGTTTCCATTACTGGCAATGACTGGGATGGAGCAATGAATCGTTTGTCAAGAGAAGAGAAAAGACTCGAATCTCTCGATCTGTTGACAGAGCTCGACGCGACTGAAAACGATGTCCAAGATCAACAGATAGAACAAGGAGTTGACGAATGAATATTCTCCAATGGATTGTAGAGCATAAATGGGCGATTACTCCTACTGCTCTACAGATGATTCTGTCAATCGCGGAGCGGGAGAATGAGTTCTCCGCGGAAACAATTGCGAAGGCGATGCATGGGACTGTCTGGGAGCGTTATATTTCCGACGATGGCTCTATCAATTTCGAAGCTCTCGAAGCAAACAACTATCCCATCCTGGACGGCACAAGACGAATTTCGCTGGCCGATTCGACTGCTATACTCCCAGTGATCGGGCCGATCTTTCCAAGAGCAAATCTTATGACCATGAGCGGAGGCGTTTCCGTTCAGTCTTTGGCATACGATTTCAATATAGCTCTTGAGAGCAAACAGGTGGACGCAATTGTTTTGAACATTGACAGTCCTGGTGGAGAGATAACAGGGATCGGCGAGTTCGCGGACATGATCTTTCAGGCAAGGGACAAGAAGCCGATTATTGCTTATGTATACGGGCTCGGCGCTTCTGCGGCATATTGGATCGCATCCGCTGCATCCGAGATTGTTATGAGCTCCACTGCCGAGGTAGGATCCATCGGTGTCGTGGCAGGATACACAGATCGTCGAAAGCAGAATGAATCCAAGGGAGTGCAGGATATCGAGATTGTATCCAGTCAATCACCGTATAAAAGACCCGATCCAACTACGACAGGAGGTCGAGCACAAATCCAGGAAGTCGTTGACAGAATGGCAGAGGTGTTCATCGGCGGAGTCGCGAAGTATCGTGGGATACAAGCATCTGAAGTGACCGAGAACTACGGTCAGGGAAAGATGTTCGTTGGAGAAGATGCGATTCAGAGAGGCCTCGCTGACCGGATCGGGAGTCTTGAGATACTGGTCCAAGAGCAGAAGGCACAGAAGGCCAATTCACTTTCACTATTATTTACGGGAGGTTCTATGGATGTCAAGACTCTCAAAGCAGAGCATCCGGCAGTTTACGCAGAGGTAATTGCTCTGGGACGCGCGGAGGCAGATGCGGATATCGGAAGCAAAGTCGATTCCGCACGGAAAGAGGGAGCAGAAGCTGAGAATGCCAGGATCAAGGCAATCGAAGCGATCAAGGTTCCCGGGTCGGAGAAGGTCGTTGCCGAGCACAAGTTCGACATGACCAAGAGCGCGAACGATATCGCCACTCTTGTCCTCTCTGCTCAGCAAGCGGATCTCGACAAGATGCAAGCGGGTCTCAAGAAAGACGGCCAGGATTTGGCAAATCTGGCGACAGGACTCGGGACACAATCACCGGCGAACGCGGGACAGGAAGCGGATGAAGCTCTTGTCGGCGCGATTGTTTCGGGGATGGAATCGTATCGGAAGTAAACAGTCGAGTATTCGAGTAACAATTTCAATCTCATGAACGGAGGTTTCTTATGGCAGGAGTAACAGAGCAGGGAACTTTCACTCCCGATAATCTTATCGGCGGTGACAAGAAGCTTGTGACCGAAGATGTCCTGATCGCAGCCGGACAGAATCTGGTTCGCGGTTCGGTGCTCGGTCGTGTCAAGGTCAGCGTTCCGACGACAGGGACTCTGGCGGGGACCGGGAATGGAACTTGCACGGCAGTCGTCGGTGGACCGAAAACCATTCAGGGTGACTATCTGGTCACTTGCACGGTTCTTCCCGTGACTCATGGTGGGACATTCAAAGTGACGAATCCCAATGGGATTCTTCTCGGCGAGTTCACCGTGCCGGATACTGCGGGAGGTACGTTCGCTTTCGCGAGCGAGGAGATCAGCTTCACATTGACAGATGGTGGAACGAACTTTGATCTCACGTCGATCTTCACGATTACCGTGACCGAAGGTGTTCCGAATACCGGAACGTTGACTGCTGGAGCCGGAGCGAACGGAACTTGCACCTTGGTCGAAGGTCGCAGGAATCTGAAAGTCGGTTCGTATCTCGTGACTTGCACGGCAGCAGGGACAACTCATGGTGGGACTTTCCAGGTCACGGATCCGGATGGTCATGTTCTCGGGACTCTGGTTCTTCCCGATACTGCCGGAGGCGACGCAACATTCACGCACGACCAGATCACTTTCAAGATCACCGACGGTTCGACGAACTTCGCTGTCGCGGATTATTTCACGATCACGGTTTCCACTGCACCTCGTCAAGTTAAGCTTCTTAGCAAGACGGCGACGGATGGTTCGAGCGCTCCTTATGCTGTTCTGGCCGAGGACATGGATGCGACTTCTGCAGCGAAATCGGCGATCGCATATCTCGAAGGACAGTTCAACGAGCGTCAGCTTGTCTTCGCGTCAGGGACCGATATCGAAGATGTGCGGGATGCAATGCGCGATCTCGGTATGATTGCGGTTCCGTCTGTCGCGGCCGGATCTCTGTAATCATTGACAAGAAACAATCAACCGAAACAATTCTCAACATTCAGGAGGTTAGGATATGGCTTATAATCTGTTCGATTCCCGGACAATGATGGCAGCGCTCGAACAGGCGAAGCCTCCTCGGACGTTCCTTTTGGACACGTTCTTCAGTGGAGCGCCTCGCACGTTCGATACGGAAGCAGTCGATATCGACATCATCAAAGGAAAGCGTCGGCTCGCACCTTTTGTCAATCCCCGTCGTGAGGGGAAAGTCGTCGAGAAGCGGGGATTCAAGACTCGCTCCTACAAACCGGCATACGTCAAGCCGAAGATGGTTACGACCGCGGAGGACATCCTCAAGCGCGATCCCGGCATGACGATCTACTCGCCGAACTCCGGTCCTGCCGCGAAAGCAGCAGCAGAGCTGGGACGCAATCTTGCCGAAATGAATGAGATGATTACTCGTCGGGAAGAGTGGATGGCCGCACAAGCTCTGACGACGGGGACATGTCCCATCATCGGCGAGGGAGTGGATGATCTTGTTGATTTCCTCATGGAAGCGACGCATCTTCCTGCTCTGCTTTCTACGGCGAAATGGTCAGCTCCCACGACCGCAACTCCACTCGATGATCTCAAGGCATGGAAACGCCTCGTGTCCAAAGATTCCGGTATCAATCCGTCAATCGTGGTCATGGGTCTTTCTGCTCTGGATGCTTTCCTGAAGTGCGATCAGGTTCTCGGGACTTCCACAGGCGGAAAGAATATCTTCAACATGATCAACGTGCAGATGGGTCGCATTGATCCGAGGATCCTGCCCGATGGCGTGACCTATTATGGCACTCTGTCGGAGCTCGGCCTTGACATCTACACATACGAGGAATGGTATGTGGATGACGACAGCGACATCGAATCGCCGATGATTCCCACGAACAAGATTCTCATGGGGAATCCGTCCGCTCGCACCGAGAAAATGTATGGTGCGATCCGTGACCTGTCGGCACTCGCGGCAGTCCCGCGTTTTCCGAAGAGCTGGACTGTCGAAGATCCTTCGGCTCGGTTCGTGATGCTCCAGTCGGCTCCGCTCATGGCGCCGATTCAGGTGGATGCGTTCCTTTGTGCGACAGTCCTGTAATCACCCTTAACGTCAAGTAGACGGAGGCAATAATGAGAGTACGACTTTTGAAATCTGTCAAGGATGGCTCCGGATGGCATGAACCCGGAGCTATCGTTGACCTCTCGGACGAAGATGCAAACAGTCTCGTCCGCAT